TCCGCGTTCGCTTTAATTCGTGTTGAAAGTGCGCCTTCTGCGTCGGTTGCTCGTTTTGCTTCGGCTTCCACATCGCCAAGAATGGCAATGCCGCCCGCCTTGATAACGCCCGAAACATCAATGCTTCCCGCGGTCAGTTTTTCGGAAATGTTGGCATTCTTGATTTTCAAAACGCCGTCCACGATCTCGCAACCGCCGATTGTTCCGCTTGTCGCGGTAACCTTGCCCGCCACGGTCGCGTCGCCCTCTGTTGTAACGATAAATTTATCGTTGATGTTCAGCGAACCGCCCTTGATCGTACACGCGGCAATTTCGATCGCCCGAAGCGTGCCTGCGGTGATAAAGTCGGCAACGATTGCGCCGTCTTGCGTGATCGCTGTGCCGAACGGCCCGTTATATCCGTTCTTTGAATGCCCGAAACCGCCGCTATTCCACCGCCAAATATTCTTCGCGGCCGCAATGGTCGGCGCGTCCATTATAAGGATTTCTTGCGGGTTCTTCGGCGGGTTCAAAACGACATAACCGCCGCTTTGTCCCGTGATTGCCTGCGTCGCTTCGTCAACCGCCTTTTTGATGTCAACGCCCAAAGCCGCCGACGATTGCTTGATTTCTTGTTTGGTCTGCTCAATCGCCGCGGAAGTTTGGTTCACAGTATCGGCAAAATTCGCCTTTGCGCTTCCAAGCGTGATTGACAGATATTTTTCGTTTAGAACATCGTATTTTGTTTTGATAACCTTTGCCGTGGCCGAAACGCCAAGTTTGGAGAACTCGACAGAAACCCTGTCGCAAAGGTTGACCCGCTCCAAAAGCGCATATTGCGCGTATTCGGGCGAATGCCACAAATGCACAAACGAAACCGTTATACTGACGGCAGGGACATCAAAACCGCTCGTTTCGACCCACGCTTCGACGACCTCGCGCAACTGTTCTTCGGTGATTTCGTTCGCGCCGTTGAAGCGGTCGGAAAAGTCCTTTATACACACCCGCTTGCGGGCGTATGCCGCCGCGTGCGGCGACCAAATGATTTTTTCGGGTAAAGATACCACCACTTCTTCGGGCTGTTCTTCGGCGTTTTCTGCCGCCTGTGGCGTGTACTTCGCATACGGGTAAACGCCGACATACACTTCGGAAATGTTTTTTTCCTGTTGTAAGTCTGTAAGATTTTTTCCGTACGCGATTTTTATTCCCGTCTTCGTCCCTCTCGACGAATGCAGTTTGATTTTGAAATTATCGAATTCGTATTCGCCGCCCCATACACTCAATATCGAACCCGAAACGCCGCCAAGCGCGGCGCGCACCGAAGCGCGCGCAATGCTCGTTGAATTCGGCGTGGTTATATCGCTTTGTGCGGTGTATTTATGGGGAAGCAGGGCGGCGGCAAGAACGCGCCCGATTGCGTCTTGCGCGATTGCGTTTTCGACCTCCACGCTTTCAACGGGGTTTCCGCTCAATTCATACGAAATATGTTCGCCGTAGAATGTAACAATTCCGTTGATCGGCTTTGTAGATCGGTAAATGCTGAACAACTGCGGGTCTGCCGTGTCGTTCGGCTTCGCCTTTACAATGCAACCTTCTTCGATGTATTTATACAAACGCCCGTCCACGGGGTATTTGAATTCGATTTCAAATGCGCCGTTGCGTTCTTCTTCGACTACACACGAAGTCGTTTCGAATAACGCACCGATCCCGCCGTGGTCGAAATTGCTTTCGTCGGGCGCGTAAAGAATAGGTATCATATCGCGCACCACCTCGGCTTGATTTGAATTTCCGTAACCGCTCCGTTTGATACGATGTTATTTGCACCGGGCGCAAGTTTCGGAAAGTCTATAAATGAAATTTTTGTGTTTTGAAGAAGCGTTCCTTTGTACGCCGCCATAATGTCGCCGTCAATCTCGATATACCCGTCAACGCCCGCAAAATTGAATGTTGCGTTATTGATTTGCAGGGAAATATCGCCGTTTCCGATGATCTTTATATATGGCGTACTTTCGAATTCTTCGGGGTTGTATATCACGCCCGAAGAAGCAAGCGTGATAATGTTTTGCCCGTCGATCCTGTATTTGTACGGCTTGCAACTGAATTTGATTGTTCCCGTGCCGATTTGCCGCATTTTTTCTTCGAAACTGATTGCGCCATTTACGACGGCAAGGCGATAATATGCGGGGTCGTATGTGTCGGTAAGAACGGAATATCCGACGCTCCCGACAAGCCACGCCCGAATTTTCTTCATCATTGCTTCCATTTCGAATTCCTCGCGGATCGCCGCGACCTTGTATGAAGCCGTAATGTTTTTATATCGTCCGTTGTCGTCGATGATGTCGCCGCTTCGTCCGGGAACGCTGATAAACTTTCGATCGCGTTCCGGGACAGTAAAAACGGGGGGGTCGGTGATAATCAAACCCATATCGTCATACGAACGGCGACCGCCGAACGAAAATTGATTTATACCTTCGATTATCACGCAAACACACCCCCGCGTCTTCTTATATATTCTTCGGCACATTCCATTGCTTCTTCCGTAAGTTCCTCCATATCCTTGTCGGTGGAATTATAGAAATTATCAATGTGAAATGTAATGCCGCCAAGATTGATTGATCCAAAGCCGCCGCCCGAAACTTTCAACTTTGCGTTTTCCGCTTCAAGCGTGCCTTCAAGTCCCGCCGTAACGCTTCCCAAGTTCTCTTGCAAGTCGTCCTGCAGGTTCGGCGTTTCGACATCTACACCGACCGCAATTCCGCGAACAAGGTTTTTACCGATCATATCACGGAACATAGTTGACGGCGAATGAATGCCGAAGAAGTCTTTTATTTTATCGGTGATACCTCCAAAAAAGCCCGAAATTTTATCCCAAAGCCACGCGCCCGCGTCGGAAATGCCATTCCAAAGTCCTTTAATAAGGTTCAAGCCGCATTCGGCCAACTTCGGAGCAAAACCAATAATTGCGTTCACGATACCGCCTATAATTTGCGGAATTGCTTTCACAATTTCAACAATGATTTTCGGGGTGTTCTCGATAAGGGCCACAAACAGTTGCACGCCCGCAAGTATGATTTTGTCAATGTTTCCGATCAGCGCGTCAATGATACCGCCGATAATTTGCGGGATCGCCTGCACGATCGTTACAATGATCGTCGGCAATGCCTGCACCAACGCCACAAGCAAGTCAATTCCCGCTTGAATGATAACCGGAAGATTTGCCAAAAGGGCGTTTATAATGCCCGAAATGATTTGCGGCAACACCGCAACAATGGTTTGAATGATCGTCGGCAACGCCGCCACAAGCGAAGTCAACAACTGAATTCCCGCGTTGATGATCTGCGGAATGGCCGCCAAAATGCCGTTAAGCAACGCCGAAATTATGGTCGGAAGTGCCGCCAACAGTTGCGGAATTGCGTTTATAAGGCCTTGAACAAGCGAAAGAATAAGGGTAACGCCCGCGTCGATAATCAACGGAAGGTTGTCCACTATTGCTTGTATCAGTTGCGGGATCATATCCACGATCGCTTGTATGATGTCGGGCAATGCCGCCGCGATACCCTCGATCAGCGCAACGATTATTTTCAACCCCGCGTCGATGAACGACGGAAGGTTTGCTGTAATAAATGTGATAATCATTTTCAAAAGTTCCATTATCACATTTACAATGGCTTTCGAATTCTTCGTCAACGCTCCTAATATGTTTTGAAAAAGCGACAACGCCGCTTGCATAAGGGACGGAAGCAGGGTTGGAAGAAGTGTTACGATCATATCAACCACTTGCGAAAGCGTTGTCGAAATCGTCCCCATAAACGAAGGAAGATATGTGCTTATTGCGCCCAAGCCCTCGACAATTTTTGCGCTGATACTTTCGCCGATTGCTTGCACATCTTCGGGCTGAAAGCCGTCCGAAAGCGCGCCGCCAATGTCGGAAAGTACGCCTTGAATTCCTGTTCCGACACTCTGCACGGCGGGGAGGAAATTCACGGCAATTTGCCGCCCGATACCCTCTATCTGCGCCTTTGTCTTTTGCATTGTATCATCGAACGCCCCAAGATCGCCGACAGTTTCCTCCGAAAGAACCAAGCCCGCTTCGCGTGCTTCTGCCGCAAGGTTCGCCATTTCGTCGCTTCCCGCCTTTATAAGCGGGTTAAGTTCTTGCGCCGATTTGCCGAAAATCTGCATTGCGTAAGCGTCCCTTTGGGTTTCGTTTTCCACTTTGCCCAAAGCGTCGATAAGTTCCCAATAAACAGTTTGACCGTCGCGCATATTTCCGTTTTCATCATAGACGGCAACGCCAAGCGCGTTGTATGCTTTCGTCATATCGTTTATAGAGGGGGAAACCGCCACCGACGCGGCTTCGACATCTGCTTGCGCCTGTGCAAGGTTGTTTTGCGCTTTTTGAAGCGCGATTGCGGCTTGCTGTGCTTCGATCGAACCTTCGCCGCTCTTTGCGACGGCGGCTTCGTATTTCAACTGTGCCGCTTCCACCGCCGAAGCCGCATTTGCCGCCTTTGTTTCGGCTTTTCCCAACTTGTCAAGATCGACGGCCGCTTCGCCCGCGACATTTTTCACGGTTGACATAGACTTGATTTGCTTTGCCATTGAAGCGGTCAGCGTTTCGACCTCTACATCAACGAAGCGCGCGGCGTACTCCCATTCTTGCAGGGTTTCAACGCCAACGCCCGTTTTGTTGGAAAGTGTTATAAGATCATCGGCCGCCGTGCCTGCGTCATTTGCCAAGTTCCAAACGCCTGCGGCCGCTCCCGCGGCGGCTGTGCCGATCGTGGCAATGCCCGCAACAGCGGCTTTTCCCGCCGAAGCGGCAAGCGAACCGAATTTTTCCCAACCGTTCCCGCCGCTCTCTGCGTCGTCGCCCGATTGCTTCGCTTGTTTGCCTGCCTTTTCGCTGTCTTCGCCTGCGCCTTTTGCGTCCTTGCCGCTGTTTTCGCATTGTTCGCCGAAATCCTCGATTGCCTTTTCGGCCTTTTTGACTTCGGCTTCTGCGTATGTAACGCGGGTTTGGAACGCCTTGTATTCGGCTTCGCCCATTGTGCCCGCCTTGAATTGCGCTTCCACTTCGGATTGCGCCTGCCGCAAAATATCAAGTTTTTTTCTTGATGTTTCGGCGGCTTCCGCAAGCAAGCGTTGCTTTTCTGCGATCGCTTCCGTGTTCGACGGGTCGAACTTCAACAATTCGTTGACAGCGCGCAACTGCGATTGAATGCTTTTGCTTTCGTCATTTACGCTTGCTAACGCTTTGTTAAGCGGGGAAACATCGCCGCCAATTTCGATTGTAATTCCTTTGATTATGTCATTTTTAGCCACATTCCCCCTCCTTTCCGAAGCGTTTTCGCAATGCGGGTCTGTCCGGCTCTGTTTGTCCTATGCGCCAACAGTTGTTCAAATACTCGCGCCCTTCGGGGGATTTTTCTTGCTTATAAATGAATGCGTCGCGCATAAGCAGTAAATAAACATCTATCGGCAATTCCTCAATTTCGATAAAATTCAAGCCCGAATATTCCGAAACAAGGCGTTCGCCAATCGTTGTTATTGAATAGCCGTGTCCCGTATTTTCTCCGTCGCGGGGATAATACGGGATTTTCAGTTTGGGTCGTTGGTAAGCCCCTTTGCGAATGCGGAGAACTCACGAATAAGAAGGGCCATATCCTCAATGTCCATAAGTTCGTCCACTTCGTCAACCGTGAACACGCGGTGTTCCGCGTTGTTCGAAAGAATATCAGCCGTAACGCCCAAAATCTCGTCGTACAGCGGTTCGATGTCGGTTGTTGCCTTCAGCGTTTTTTCAAGGCCGCCAAGTTTGGAAAAAAGTTTCTTTTTCGGCGCGCCGATTGTAACGGCGATTTCGTCCGAAAGTTTCACGGCAAGTCGCTTTTTGGCTCTCTGCGTATAGTCAAGCATTGTTCAACCCTCCTTTACGCGGTTGCCATATCTTCTTCGTAGTGAATAAGCGTGCCTTCGGTGTCGTGGGGCTTTGCCTTGAACTCTGCGTCGATAACGGTTTCTTTGTCCTTTGCGAATGCAAGGGAGAAGCCCGCTTCGTTCTTGCCGACGATCGTAACGCGCACATTGCCGTCCTTCTTGTCTTCGTGCAAGAAGTGGATAACATACGACTTTCCGTTGTCGTTTGCACGGCCGCCGATCTTTACAATGCGCTTGCCGCCTTCCTCGGTAACTCTCGCGGTGGAACAAAGTTTCGCAAGGGTGTTTCCGTTCCAAGTGCAAACGCCCGACTTCAACTTCGCTTCCTCCTTCGTGATGATCGTTTTCTGCACAATGCCGAAATCGTCTTCGCCTGTGTAGAATTCGGGCGTATATTCAAGGGACGCGCCCGACTGAATGCGGCCAAGCAAATTTTCGTCCTTCTCGATCTCTGCCGCGGCGGGAAGTGCGCCCGCAAACTCCACACAGTAAAGTTTGCCGCTTCCAAGCGTCATTGTTTCGGTGTTCGATCTCTTTTTATCAGCCATTTTTAATACCTCCGTATTTTTTCGTAAATGTCGAATTCCCAAGAAACAAAAAACATTCCTTCGCTGTCCAAATATTCTTCGTACTTGTCGAATTCGAATTCCTGTATTGCGTTTTCGACGCTTTCTTCAAGCGTCGGGGATTTTGCCGCGGTGTAAAGTTCAACCACGACTTGAAGTTTTTTATAGAAGTTTTTGTCGTCGCTTCCTCGCGCGTTCTCCCTCTCGATAAAGTAAATCAAATAAGGCGGCGCGGGAACGGGCTTGCCCTTATACGGCTTGAATTTGCGGTATGCAAGGGGAAGTCCGACCGGCTTCAACAAACCTTCGACGCGTTCATTTACCGCCATTTTTGATTATCCTTTCCACCCGCTCCGTGAACGCTTTTTTTGCCTTCGCTTCGTTTTTCTCGATATGCGGATATGCTTTCGACCGACCGCCGTTTCGGAGGGCGTGTCCGCGCTCCAAAAGGTGTTGCAGACGATAATAAGGGGCTTTTACATACCAAAGTTTTTTGCGCTCATACAGCCCGTCGCGGGTTGTCTTTACAGCCATAGCCCGTCTGTACTTGCCTTTGCGCTTCGGTGCGGCCGAACGAATGTCCGAAAGCAGTTGCGCGGCGGTTTCGTCTGCCGCCTTTTTTACTTCTTCGGCAATCTCGGTCGTGTATGCCCCAAGCGTTTTTGCCAATTCCGCGGCGATTTGATCCACGTTAATTGCCATTGATAACCCCGCGTTTATCGGTTAAATAAAGTTCCACTTTTCCGTCCGTTCGGCTGAATGTCCGATACACAAAAAGCCGTTTTTGTTTACCGAAAAGCGGCATTTCGACGATCGGTTCGCCCGAATATTCCTCTTGCCATACGCTGATTTTCGCTTCGGCTTTGAACCCTTGCGAAGCGGCGGCGAAGAACTCTTTTTGCCCGATGTTTTCGATGTTCGCAAAAATCGCCGTTTTTTCCTCGGTCGTTTCGTCAATCTCGGCAACAAGCGTTACAATGCAATCACTTGTCAAAATAACGCCCTCCCTTGATTTTGGTTAAAAGCATATCGTAAGAAGCCATAAGGCGTTCCTTCTCCGGGTTGTTCCCGAAATTTGCGTTTACATAGGTTAAAATCGCTTCCTTGATAAGCGGATCGGTGCAAGCCGACAAATGCTTGTCGGCTACACCAATTCGCGCCAAGTCTGCGACGGCTACTTCTGCAAGTTGTCTTATGTCCTCGTCAAGCACATTACTTTGCGATTTACGCACGCGAAGTTTTGCGGCGTTCAAAAGTTCTTGCGTTACCATAGCCGCCCCTGTTTATCAGTTCGCGCCCTTCTTCACGCGAACGAAGCCGTTGTAAGCGGCAACATTACCGCCGACAAAGATGTCGCCGCGGTGGGCGATCTGTCCCTGCTTGAACTTGTAATGCGCGGAACGCTGAATGTCCATATCGGAGAATACGGGCATTTCATAGTGGGAAAGATTGCCGTATGCCATACAATAAGCGTCTGCCGCGGTTGTGGGCTTGCTGATTGCGTAGCAAGTGGAACTGATGATGAAAGGCACTTCGTCGATCGTTCCCGTGTTGCCGTGGTTTACGATCTTGTATGCCTTGTTGCCGTCCTTCTTGCGGCAAGTTGCAAACGCCTTCAAGTCTGCCTTGTTAAGGATCAGCACCGCCGCGTCGGCCACATCTTCGTCGCCGCCGTAAGCGTAGATGATCTCGTCAAGGGTGTTTTCGGTGATCTCTGCGACGGAAATATCGGTGTCGCGGTCGATGATGTCTTCGGACGCGTCTGCGGGGTTGTGGAAAATGCCGAAAAGGTGGCCTGCGCCGCCCGCGCCGTATAGAATTTCGCGGTTCATTTTCTTGCGGATCGCAACCTCGGTCGAAGAACCGATCACGCTGTCATACTCTGCGGGCGCAAGTTTTGCGACCTCTTCCGGCTCTTCGCAATATGCGGTGATTTTGGTCTTCACCATTTCCGCATAACCGAATACGGGTTCTGCGCCTGCGTAGTCTGCGCCCTCCGCGGTGTAGTCGCCTTCGCCGTAACCCTTGATAAAGCCGCGCCTGTAACTCTCGCCGCCCGCAAGGGGAACGATCTTTACGCGATCAACAAGGCTTGAAACCTCGTTAAATGCGGGCTTTACATCGCCTGCGGTGTGCGCGGGCATTACAGTAGAACCCGAAGTGATCGCGGCCTTCGCGCCAAATGTGCGCTTTACGGCGTTGCCCGCCATAAGGGCCTTTCCGCGCTTCGTCGCGGTGTCGTCCGCGCTCTGTCCGTTCTCTCCGTTCTTCGCGCCCTCTGCGCCCTCTCCTGCGCCCTCTGCGATACGCTGAAGGTGCGCGCGGTCTTCGGCTTCGGCGATCTTTGCTTCGATGTCCTGTGCCTCCACAAGAAGTTTGTTGAGTGCCTCCGTGTCGCCCTGCGGAATTTTCTTTGCTTCCTCGGCGATTGCACGCAAGCGGGCCTTCATTTCCTTTACTGTCTTCATAGTTTTTTATGCTCCTTTCGTTGTTGCCTTAATAATAAGGCGTGTGATTTGTTCCCGCATTTCTGCGGTATTATCAGCCGCTTGCGCGGAAGTGATAATCTGTGTAGGTACTTTCCCGTACGCGCGTACGGTGTCGGTAATTTTTGCCGCGTATTCCTTCGCTTCTCCGACCTCGACGGCAAAATATTTCGCCGCCTGTTCGCCGTTCATCCAAGTTTCCTCCGCGACCATTTTTTCAATGTCTGCAATGTCCACACCCTCGACAAGGTGTTCTTTGTAAACATTGATAATTCCGCTTTCGATTGCGTCCAAGTCGTCGGCAAGTTTGCGGAAGTCTGCCGCGTTTCCTTCGCCCCACGCCCACGGCTTATGGATCATCATAAACGCGTTTGCGGGAACGACGACGCGATCGCCCGCAAGGGCAATCACGGAAGCAATAGAAGCCGCCATACCGTCAACATAAACGGTCTTGAAGCCCTTGTGGCGTTTCAGCATATTATAAATAGCAAGCCCTGCAAAAACAGAACCGCCGCCGCTGTTGATGTAGATATTAAGGCTCTTTCCTTCCTGTTCTTTGAGAAAATCGCGGATTGCTTCGGGGTATTGGTCGCTATCTGTCCACGCGCCCCACCAATCGGAAACAATATCGCCGTAGAAATATAAATCCGCGCTTGTCAGCGTTTCATTTTTTACGGTCAAAAGTTGTTTCAAATTGTCCTTTGCCGAACCTCTTTTCGAACTGTTGTAAATCATCATTCGTTCGCCCCTCCTTTCAACAGCATTTTTATGTATTTTGATGTGCTTTTGCCGGGGTCGCCCTCTCCGTCGTCGGGATGGGGATCGTTGCCGCCGCTTTGTCCCGTTTGATATGCCGTTTGGTCGTCAACCTTGACATAATTTAACGAAATCATACGCACATCGCCCCCTTCGATAGGGGGATAATACATCAATTCCAAATACTGATTGATCGTGATCGCGCCGCGGTCGAAAAGGTCTTTTCCAATCGTTGCGCGGGTTTGAAGCGTCGCATATTGCAGGCGGTTCGAAGTAAAAACGATTTTGTTTCCGTGGCCGCGTTGCCGCTCCGAAAACAGTTTGAAAGAGAATTCAAGCGAAAGTTGAATGGCGATTGGCTCGATAACTGCTTCGTACCAACTGTTCCATTCCGCTTCCGTGAAATTGCCGCTCAAAATCTTTTCGTTTGTGTTGTAATAACGGCAAATGTTATCTCGGAAGAACGAAACTTGCGTCGTGGGGATCTGTCGCGGCTGTTGCGTTATCTCCTTGAACTCCATTGTGTTATCAAGGCCCGCAAGCCCGCCTTCGTTTTCGGCCGACATATACGCGTCTTGAAACTCTTTGACTTTCTTTTGCAGTTCGTCGTCGTCGATGAAGTTGTTATACTTCAAATATCCGCGAAGCGAAGCCGAACTTGTAATGACCTTTTTAATTCCGTCGTAGGTGATTTCCAAAAGGTCGGTTGAACTTTTCAATTCAGCGTCCGGCGATGTTCCCAAAAATCGCTTTTTATTAAATCGCGATCGTATGTGTATTACGAATTGATAAGGTACAGTATATTCCTTCCCGTCATAGTCCCATATAAAGCGAAGAAACAAGTTCCCGTTTTCGTCTTCGAACATTCGGTGATCCCGAACCGTTACGGGCTGTATGCGCTCGACCTCTGTAAAATCTTCGTTGTAAAAGATAATCGAAAATGAATTCGAAGTAAAAACAATGTCGCTTCCAATACGATAGAGAAAATCAAAGGTTGACATTTCGGGGCATGGACGGATCGCAAGCAGGCGGGAAAGACGGTCGTTTTTGATCGTTGTTCCGTATGCGTCCTTCCGTATCACTTGCGGGGAAAGTTTGGCAATGTTTGTTCCGACCGTGTGCGCGATCGAACTAACTGTTTCGTTATCACGAAGCGTCCCGCACGGCATATATTCCGAGCGGTTGAAAATAACCTTTATCGTGCGTTTGAAGCGCGAAAAAAATCTTTGAAAAATATTCAAACGGTGTTACCCCCTCTTTGCGTTTTGAAGTTGCTTGCCAATCTGCGAATAATATTTCGAACGAACTGTGAATGCGTCTATTACCGACACAAAGCCGTCAATGTGCATTCGCTGTTCGATCTTTACGGGCTTTTTGCGTCCGTCGCCGCTGTTTATTTGAACGGCCACATTCAAAAGGTGCGCCTTCAAAAGATTGTTTGTGCCTATCTGCACGCGTCTGTCTTTCAAAATGCCTTCGAATTCGTCCAAAAGCGGCGAAAGATTTGTGCCTTGAAATACATCGTCAGTATGGAAGCCCGCTTTTTCCAAGTCCTGTATAAGGTATTGCGACGAATAACGGTCGTAACCAATTTGAAGCGGCTTTATTTTGTATTGCTTTACCAACATAGCGAACCAAGCGTACACATCGCGATAATCGACAAAATGTTCGCCCGATACTGTCAGCACGCCTTGTTGCCTGTAAATGTTGTATTGCACGCCTTCTTCTTCGATCGCTTCTTCCAACCGCTCCCGCGGCATAAAGAATTGCGTAAATATATAAAACTTTCCGTCCCTCTCGATAACGATTGAAACGGCTGTAAGGTCTGTTGTGCGCGACAAGTCAATGCCCGCGACGCAATAACAGCCGCGGAAGTCTTCAAGCGTGTATTGTTCACCCGAAACGATTTCCACATCTTCGAAATCAAGCCACGCAACGGAAGAATTTTGCTTGATGTTGCAATACTTGCAAAGAAATTCTGCCTTTTTGGAAAGCGAAAGACGCGCGATTTTGATTTCTTCTTCGTAGAACGAAACAGAAACAGAAACGCCCAAGTTCGGATTTGCTTTTTTGATTTCCTCGATGTCGTCCCACCGCTCCACATTGTCAATCATATAGAGGAACGGCAAAAGGCGCGCTTCGTCGCTGTTGCCTTTAAGAAACGCAGTTGCGCGCTTCATAAGTTCGTCGAAAATTCCGTCGTTGATATAACCCGCGGTGGATATGCTCAATATAAGCGGCTGTTTTCTCGCGCCAAGCGCGGATTTCATAACCTCATATTGCTTCAAGCCCTGTTCACCAGGCCACGCTTCGATTTCGTCGCATACAACCAAATGCGGGTTGAAACCGTCGGATTTTTTGGAATTGAAGGCCAAGCGGCGAATACTTGTGTTGAACTCCGAAATGTAGATGTCGGAACGACGCTTCTTCGTCAATTCTTCGTTGCCCAATTCGTCGTCCGATTGCGTGATTTGATAGAATGCGTCATATACCAAGTCGGCTTGTTCAAGTTTGGGCGCAAGGCAATAAATCTTTGCGCCATATTCGCCGTCAAGATACGCCATATATGCGATGATCGCGGCCGCAAAAAGTGTCTTTCCGTTCTTGCGGGCGACCATTATAAACACTTCGCGGAACTGTCGATACCCGTTCGCGTCAACAATTCCAAAGATCGCCGAAACGATCGCTTTTTGCCACAATTCCAATTTCAAAAGATCGTTGCGCCCTTCGGAATGACGGCAAAAATTTTCGATGAATTTTATTGCTTTATTTGCCTTTTTTGCGTCAAAAAACCACCGTTTTTGTTCAATTCCCGCAATTAAAATCCTGTAAATTGCGGCTATCCACTTGCCAACAGTAACACGCCCGGTGCGTATCGCGTCGGCGTATTCGTAGATATAATTTGCGAACGGCATTTACTCGCCCCGCAATTCCTGCAGGCGGCTTTTTTTCGACTTCGAAGCGGGGGCAATATCGGCAAGCGTTTTTATTGCGGCGGTCAAATTCTTTTGCATTGCAAGAAGCGTTTTTACCTCGTCGCTTTGCTTCGTTCCGAATTGATTTTCGCCGTTTTTATATTCTACCGTGTAGCCGTTTTCGTTGATCTGCTGTTGCAGTTCTTCGATTGAAACCGCGGTAAAAGCCACGGTGTCAATCAGCGGACTAACGACGGCAAGTTTATTTTTGTCAAGGTCGGACAAAGCGCGCTTTATGCGGGCTTTCTCTCTCTTGATTTTTTCTTCTTTCGACAACTCGTTCTTTCTTGCCATAAAAGCACCCTCCTTCGGCTTCGTTACCCCCACCCCCTCCACACTATACCCGTCGTGCGTACACCCGCGGAGTAAAATTCAAGTCCAATCTCCGGTTTCCGTCGGTGGTTTATTTTTCGGCATGGTGGGGGGGATCACATTGCCGCTTGCGTCGAATTGATAACGCTTTGTTTGCTTGCTTGAATGCTCTTTGTTGTGGCAATCAATGCAAAGCAATTCAAGATTTCGAAAGTCAAGAGTAATGCGCGGATCGTTTATGTTCTTCGGCGTGATGTAGCGTTTGTGATGTACTATATCGGCCGCCGCTCCGCACCTTTCGCAAAGCCCGCATTTGTATTTGAAGTATGCGGCCCGTGTCCTTTGCCAAGCGTCGGAGGAATAGAACGCCTTTGCATACTGTTTCGCCACCGCTCCCACCCCTTGCGTCAATTATTTGTGGCGTGTTATCCCACGAAAAAAGAACCGTGGTTCATCGCCACGGCTCTTTTATATATTTATTCATCGTATAGAGTATAGCATATAATTATCTTGCACTACTGACAACTTAAAGAACTATGCGGAATTTTCTTTCGTCTGCGTCGCTTATTCGAAGCCCACGAATGGCCGCACACAAAAGGCGCGCTTCTTTCAGCCACCTATAAACAGTTCGTTCGTCTGCGGGATATGTAATTACAAAGCGGCGAACCCTGTTCGATATATCGCCACGGCGCAAGGGTTGTTTCGGGTTCACGAAATAGACGGCTTTCACGGCTTTTACAATATTCGATTTTTCGCCCTTTTCCAAAAGGGTAATTGTTTCTTCCACGGCCAAGATGTCAAGAAGTGTCGGTGTCTGCTTTTCGACGGCGCGTTCTGCCTGTACGACCGCAATATCGGGCGGGCATTCCGACCGCTTGTTCAACTCCTGTTGATAGACGATTTCGCGCGCCCTCTCGTATGACGGACAGCCAAGACGCGCAAACAAACGAAACGCCTCCGTTGTGTATTGTTTTGTGAAATCCTTTTCCATTTCCCGAACCTCTCTGTTACTTCTTCGAATAAACCGTTATAAAGATAATCGTTCCGCAAATAATCGCGGTAATAATAATTCCTGTCAAGTGTTGTTACCTCCGTTCTGTGCGCCTTGAATTGCGGCCATTATTTCCATAAGCATTGCCATAGCGTCCATAACGCCAATTCCACGTTTGGCAAATACTTTCATAACTTCCGCGGAAACCTTGCCTTCGGGGTTCTTTTCAAGCCCCGAAATAATCGCCGTATTTAACAGCGCGTTGAAATCAATTTTTGCGTTCATAGTTGCCCTCCGTTTTTTGTCTTTCGTTTTTGCGCCACTTCCAAAGCCCGATAAAGGCCATTGCAAGGTTAAAGGCGTAAAGGATCGCTTGCGCGTAACTGCCGTTTATGATGTTGAACACGCACCAAAACGAATTCGTGAAAGCCCACACGATGAAACACCACCGCTTTTGGAAACTGTTTGCGACCGTGCCGACGATCGAAAGCGCGGTAACGATGTATGCAATATAGTTCATTCGCCGCCCTCCGCTCCGTTGCTCGTTTCTCCCTCTCCGAAAATGCTTTGTTGCTCGATCTCTTGTTCTCTCAATTGCTTATTGAAAAGCGCAACTTCGCATTGTTCGCAAAGCGTCTTCAACCGCTTTACAAAAGTTTCGTTTATTGCGTCGTAAGGCATAATGACCGCAAGAAGCATAAAGCCCGATTTTGCCGCGAAGTAAATCTGCCCGTCCTTTGTCGTGCGTTCGAAAATTTCAAGCATTCCTTCCGCGGTGTCTTCAAGCGGAACAAGATATTTTCGGTCAAGGAACATCACGCCTTGCGAAGTCTTGCAAGCGATCAGCCCGTGCGAACCGCCGTTGATGATAACCGGGCTTTGGGCGCACATCACTTCGCCGTCCGTGAAATCATCAAAACAGTATTGAGAGGGCATGCGCATTTCGTGTCTAAACACGATTTTTTCTTGCTGTTTTTCGGTAATATCAAAAGTGCGGCAAAGCGTTTCTTCGTCAAATTCGGGGACATTGTAGAGCGGATAAAGTGCCACGCCGTCCGAAAGCCATTGCACGCGCTCGTCTTCAAAAAGATAGAAACAGCCGCGCTTTTTGCATAGATCAATCAGTTTTTTTATTTTCATCGTTTTTCCTCCGTCTGTTGTTAGAATGGCAACGCTTCGTCCGACGAAACTTCTTCGAACGTGGGCGCGTCTTCCGAGAATGCAGGGAATGCGTTTTCGCCCGCTCCCGCTCCGTCTTCGCGTTTGCCGCCGCCGAACGAAACTTCGGTGCATTCCACTTCGTAGCCATAGCGCGGTTTCCCTGTTGCTTTGTCTTCCCATTTGTAGGTCGTCAAGCACCCCGAAATTTCGATCCATTGGCCCTTGCGGAAATAGCGTGATACAAATTCGGCTTTTTGCCGCCACGCCACGAAGTCGATAAAATCCGTAGTGTCTTTTTTGTTCGGACGGCGTACCGCGACGCGGAAGCGACAAACAGAAACGCCGTTCGGTGTCTGTTTCAATTCGATGTCGTTTGCGATGTAGCCGCTATATGACCCTGCGTTCATTCGCGTGTTACCTCCTGTCTGCTTCTTGTCGCGCTGTTGAACTGGAATTCGCTGTCGTCGATCGAAACAACGCGCGTTCCCAAAATCACATATCCGGTTGGCACGAACCTTTCGTCGTCAAGGATATATAAAATTTTTTCAAGAATAGCGCGGCCCGTATAACAACCCTTTTCGGGGTCGTATTCGTTAAGTGCCAAATAATCGCCGATTTTGAAATCACGATCATTCTTGCGAACCTCAAACGGCTTCAAGCCCTGTTTTGCTGGTTCATAAAAGCGCGGTTCTGTTTTTAATGCGTGGATCATTTGTTTGTCCCTCTCATTCCAAGATATTTTGTTATAAGTTCCTGTGCCTGTTTCCAATCGACACACACTTCGGCGGCGTAACCTTGCGCCCGCAAGTCGGCCAACCATTCGTTTTGGTTTCCCGTTGGCTTATTGCCGCCCGCTTTTAGTTCGATGTAAAGCCCGTGAAAGCCACCGCGCGGGACGGGCAAGCAAATATCGGGAACACCCGCCTTCACGCCTTGACGCTTCAAATTCGCGGCTTCAAAACGATTTCGTTTGCCGCCGTTCGGTATGTGATAAAGCAACTTCAATTTGGGAGAACACCCCGAAGCGGCTTTCGCCCAATCGAAAAGGGCTTCTTGCTCCATTGCTTCGTGCTGAACCGCTCGACGGCGGGGATTTCCGGGCGGCATTACCGCCGTTTTGCCGCTCTGCAAGGATTGCAACCATTGTTCGTATTCTTCATCGGTCATTTTTCGTCCCTCTCTTTCTGTTGGCTTTTTAACCGCTCGTTTTCAGCGGTCAGCCGCTCTCTTTTTCGATAAAGTCTTTTGAAAACCACGGCGAATTCGCACCCGTCGCAATTCGCGCACTTATAATCAAAACAAAATTTCTTTTCGGGGCATTTTCTATATTTCATCGCTTTGTCCCTCTCTTATGTAGTCGGCAATATATCCGATCACGCGAAGCGCGCAAGGAATGGCAAGAGAATTTCCCAACTGTGCATAGCGCGTTCCGTCGCAATCAAGTTTGTTATACCAACGCACTAACTGTTTGCGCGTCGGTGTGTTTTTAACGGTCTTTCCGTTGATCCTTTTGTCAAGCAAATATGCGCCCTTGAAGAATTCGTATTCTTCATCGGTCATATTCTCAATTTTGCAAAGCACCGTCCAAAAATCGGGGTAGCCCTGCAGGCGTTCGCACTCCTTCGGGGTCAATCGTCGCACGACCCATTCGAAAAAATCTTCGAATGCCATTTCGTAAGCAACCGCCGACGGCCCTTTGGCAACGATTGTCGAATTTATGCCGCTGTCGCTGACTTCGAAATCATAAAGGGCATTTGCGCCTTGATTGAACGAAGCGCGGTCAAGGGCAAAAACAACGGCGTGGCGGTGCGTCGTTTCCAAAGTGAAGCAAACATCTTTGCTTGTTCCTTTGCCTTGCGGGCCGCTCCCGTTCTCGCACCCGATTATACTTCCTTGAAGCGCGTACACGGCGCAAGGTAGCCCGTCGGGGTCTTGATGTGCCGCAAGAAGCGTTTTTGCCTTGTCGCCCGTCAAACATTGGTTGTATGTATCAACGCCGATCGGCGGTTCTGCTATTTTGATTATTACATCGGCTTGTTTTCCCGCGGTCAGCGTCGGCGCGCTTTCTTCTCGCAATTCAACGCCTGCGGCCGTGATACTGTTCCACCCGTGGAAGCCCGCCGACCAAAGAACGCCTGCGGCGATTTCGGTTTCGTCTTCCGCTTCCGTGAATTTGCATTGCAGGGCGCGGCCCTCAACTATTGCTTTTAACGCTTCCTCCAAGATGTCTTCAATTTTCTTGCCCCTGTTTTCCGCGCGGCGCAAGATACCTTCGCACGCTGTCGTGCTTAAATAATATTTGCGCGGCACTATCGCTTCCAAAACTTCCGACAAGGTAGATACGCTTTCTTCGTTGGGGTACTCCCCAATATTGAGCGTCAAACAATCGCCAAGCGGCGCATATTGCCCCCCCTCGAACCATTCCCGCGTGCGCCCATTTTCCACTTGCAGACATTGGAATATCGGTTTTTGTGATTTCTTCAAGCACGGTTCGAAAATCGTGTCCATTATTACTTGCGAATGCTCCGGGTACATTTTCCCAAACAATGAAAGTTGGATACCGACCATTTGTTGCCTCCCTCATTTCGTAAATTATCCGTATCGCTTCGAAGAAAAGCCCGCTTCGGGTTGTTTCTTCGTCGCCTTTGTCTTTGTGCTTTATGCCTTTGCGCTTTCCCGCGACGGACACATCTTGACAGGGCGAACCAAATGTGATTATGTCAACGGGCGGTATTTCCGCGCCGCTGATCTTCGACACATCGCCCAAATGCAACATATCGGGGAAATGCTGTTTTGTTACAGCGATCGACGCGGCCAAAACTTCGGCCGCCCAAACGGGCTTTATGCCCGATATTTCGGCGCAAAGAGGAAAGCCGCCGATCCCGTCAAAAAGACTTCCAAGCGTTATTCGTCGTTCCATTCTTCAACCTCCCACGGCGGCAATTCTTCGCCGCGCGTTGCTTTATACATAATCACGGACAAATACCAATGCCCGTTATAGTTGTTATATCGCGGAAAACATCGGATAAAACGATAGCCCTTGTATCGACGTTCCCAATATTCGCGGTCGTCGGCGCGCTCCTTTGCCAACTTTTCCACGCCGCGGCGTGTAATCTTTCCGTCCTTCGGCTTCGGTTGCTTTGGGCGTTGTAGGTTCTTTGAAAAACCAAATATGCGCCTGCCTTCTTCCTCTTTTGCGAAGTATTTTGCGGCCGCTTCCGGGCCGAAGCGTTCGGGTTGGTAGCGATCGGCGTTCACGCGAACACCAAGCGGCCATAAATCCTCCAAAGCGTCGCGGTCAATTCCACCCGTCAAAAAGATGTGAAAATGCCAATTACTGCGGCCCTTGTTCTTTCCCGTCTTGTATATCTGCTGTCCGATACGATACATATAGCGGAATGGTTCTTCAAGTTTCTTTTTGCGCTTTCGCAATTCTTTGTCTTGCGGATTTGCCTTCAGCAGTTCGGCAACGCGCCGCAATTCGGAAGCCCGTTTCGTTTTGGCTCTGCGGAAAAAGTTTTGAATATCCCTGCGGGCGCGTTCTTCCGTTTGCGGCGCGCGATCCGCTATGTATGTAAGCGTCAAAATATTGTCGCCTGTATCAAAATTCGCGTTGACAAGGCGAACAAAATTCTTTATCGCCTTTTTTTGATTGTATTTTGCTTGTTCTGCGGTCGATCGCTTTGTCTTCGGGGCGCGGGTCGGCATTCGGCGACCGTCAGCCCACACGGGGAAGAAGTCAACTTCAAGCAATCGCCCCGACTTCGTGTGTTTTTCTCGTTCCATATTGCACCGCCTTAATATGTGCGCTTCGGTCTGTACTGCGGGAGGAATTGCGATATTTCATTCACAACGCGGCTTTGAAATTCGAACACTTCGTTATAAAGCGCGGTGCGAAGGTAAGTCTTCTTGAATTTGATTTCGTATTCCGCGGCTTCGTAATTCTTTATGACATTGCGGATATGCTCATTTGTCAAGCATTCGTAAATTTCGCAAACCATACCCGCGGGCAACTTCTGTCCTCCGATTTGCACTTCCGCTTCGGGCGGCAATTTGCAAACTTCCGCGATCATCATACAAATTTCTTCCGCTTGCGCGCGGTCGCAAGGGTCGAAGCATTCTATTTCGATCCTGTCCCGAACCTCCTCCAAGACTTCACGGAATGACCCGACGCGACTTGACTTTGACGCGACTTCCGCACAGCGTAAAGAAGAATTATTTTTGTTTTGGTATTCCATAGTTTTTTGCACTCCTAAAAATCAATATTTCGTCCTTGCCTTCGTCGAAGAAATACTATACAATACAAGTCCGACAAGCGGGCATATTTTCCCGCGAAAATACTTGACTTTTAGCCGCCATTATGTTATAATGAATATGTAATCAGCAGGCGGCAAAAGTCGGCTATAAACGGCGCGTTCATTGACGGTGGACGGGCCGTTTTTTTATTTGCTTTTGTATGCGGGCGTTTGCCCTCTGTAAATCGCCATAATGTATTCGTCCAACTGTTCGGGCGTTTCTGCGTTGTTCGTTGCTTCTGCGGCTTCCTTTGGGCGCGCAAGCATAACGACGCAATATACGAAGAATATATGTAACTTTTTGAACATATCATCGAACCCTCCTGCGTATCTCTGCTTTTATGTTCGCTTTGCACGCGGCGATCGCGGGTTGCTTGCACCCGCTCTTGTAATGCCTGCAGGGCGGCTTCCGCTCGACATCTGCGCGAAGCGGCGTTCCGTCGCAAGCGTTATCCGCTCCATATACGCAATTTGTCTTGACGCACGATTGCCAACGCCCAAACTGCGAAGCGGTCGTCTTTTCTATCATTTTCCGTCCCTCTCGATCCTTGATTTTTATATGAATGTTTTTGCCGTCCGTCTGTCGGTGCGTATGCCTTGACGGCCTTTTCCAACTCCGCTTGCGCCCTGCGGGCTTCGGCTGGAAGTTCGACGGCGGTTGTTTTAATGGCTTTCAAAAGGAAATATGCGGCTTCCGCGATTTCGCGGCTTTTGCGTTCTGTTCTGTGCATTTGTGAACGGGTTTTACTCTCCCTCTCGCTTGCCGCTCTCATATTGTCGTATTCTTCGGCGGTCATTGATACCGATACTGTAACCGCTCCACGGGGCTTTCCCGCTCCGCGCAAGGCGTTCAAATGGTTTCGCACAGCGTCTTGCGTGCGGTTCATTTCTTCGGCGATCTGTGGAATGGTCTTGCGCTCGTTTTGGTAAAGACGAAGCAATGTTGCGTCTTCCTCTGCCGTCCAACGCGCGTTGACGATTGGCGCGGGCGATTTTGCTTCGAACTCAAACCCGCATTGCGGGCATATTGCTTTGCACATATTCAACCTCCTAAAAAATAATCGTTCTAACCTTGACGCGCGATTTTTTAAGCGTCGTATAGACACGCCGCAATTCTTCCGCGAACCACTTTTTATAGTGCGGCGAATTATAGTTCGTTTCGAATTCCGCGCCGCGGTATGGTTCAAGCGTCAAGGGTTGTCCGCTTTTTCTCAATTCCTCTTTTATGTCAAGCGGCGGGCCTCCCGACAAGCACAGCCGAATGCAATGTGCAAGGGTGCGGCCGCTTTGCCTGTTCGAAGGAAGGAAATTTATCCTTCCGAAAATATATTCGATTTGATATTCCCGAAGCGGAAACCCGAATGCTTTGTTTATTTTGCGAATGGTTCGCCGCTCTTTTATTCTTTTCCAAAGTTTTTTCAACATCGGGAATACCTCAACACACCCAATCACAGGCAATTCCCGTTACTTCGTTCAACTTCTGCTTGTCTGTGATAATAATTTCGTCGTTGTCGTCGTATTCGATCGCGGCAAGGATCGTATGACAAAGGTTTTTTAATTCCTTTGTTACGCGCTCCAATTCGTCTTCCGCTTTTATTGCTTCGGGTGTCAGCACTTCGCAAAGGCAATAATACCAACCGCGCACATCTTCTTTTATGTGTTCGACTTGCAATATTTTTCCGCTGTAATTTTGCAATTCCGCTTCTTTCAAGCGAATAAAAATGCTTTTATCGTGTGTTCGTACCATTTGAAACCTCCAATTCATCGCCGAAGCCGTCCCACCCGTCGCGGGTGTTGCGGGCGAATAATTCAATTTTGCTTGCGTCGGGGAACATATCTTCTAACATTTCATAAGCCGCGCGGGGCTTCTTGCTATGTATGGTGGAACCCTCCCGAATAATCGTCGAATACTTGCCGCGCCGCTCTTTGCGGGGCATAACGATTTTTCCGGGCTTGTAGAACCAAAGCAAATATTCCGTTTGAAATCTAACCGTGAAAGCGGGTGCAGACCCGTTCAGTTTGTCCCAAATAATGCGGGCGTGCAACTTATATCCAAGCCGCGCCATAAATGCTTCGGCGGCGGGAAGGTATTTGTCTATACACCACATAAAGACATTGTGTTTTTCTTCGGTGTGATCCTGCAGGAAGCGTTCGTGGAATTCTTCAATATCCGCAAGCGGCATTGTATGATAGTCAAGGGGTTTTCCGCTTGAATTCGGTCGAACGGCTTTCTTCCCCCCTTCGCCTGCTCCCACGGGGGATCGGTGTAAACGATCGCATATTTTCCCGCGCCGCGGCTGATGTCCTGTATAACCATTTTTATACCTCCTTTTTCCGAATGGTCTTCGGGTCAACGATCATTACAGAATTGCAATTCCTGTCCATTACTTCGGCCGTAATTACCAATTTGCCGTCGCGCACCCGATAAATAATGCCCGAAACGCATTTGCATTCAATATCGCCCATTGAAGCCATTTTCACGATAACGGGGAATTTGACGAATAGGGCTTCTTTTAATTCTTCGTTGTTCACGGCCTGTCCCTCTCTTTCGTTTCGTGCTGTTTCAAGTGGCATTCGTGGCACAGAATTTCCGTTAAATTATGCACACATAGTTCGCGGCCCACCAATCCTTCAACGCCGCATTTACTGCACACAGCGCAGCGCGTTGACGGGTGCGGAACGCCCTCCGTGCGGTTCATTTCTTCCTTTTTTATTTTTATTTTGATTTCGTCCGTTGCTTCATCAAACATAATATAAGCGAAAGAACACGGCGCGCCGCCCGCTTCTTGCACGAATAGCGACGGAATTTGTATGCGGCACTTGTTGTCGAATTTTTTAATTTCGCAAAGAACCATTGTTCGCCCTCCCGTTATATACAACAACCATTGACGGAAACGGCGCGGATTGCTTCGCGTTGCCGTCTTCGTCTGTGAACTTCAAGCGGCCGCGCACGAAGCGCAATTCCGCTTTGCCGTAGATGTAATCGTGAAAATATGCCGTGTCCGTGCGGGACGGAATAATAAGAACGATCGTCGTCCCTCTCTGCGCTTCTTCGTACGCCTTCCGCACCCATTCGCCGATTTGCTTTCCGTACGGAGGATTGCAGAAAACAGAACCCCCCCGCAATCCACGGTTGCTTCAATCCGTCGGTTTCTGGGGTATAATATTTCGGGCATTTCGCCGATTTGTCGGTGGCCGCCGCGTCAAGCGCGAAATGAAATTCCGCGTTCAGTTCGTCGAAGAACTCTTGCGGGGTACACCAATTCATATTTTTACTGCTGAATAACGCTTCGTTCATACCGCTTCCGTCCTTCCCGCGGGCTTTTTGCGCCCGCGGCTTCTAAAACTATTTTGCAAGGACAGTTCGGCAATCTCTGCGCTGTAACCGGGGCGCATATTGTCGTCATTGCTTCCCGTATATCCGCGCTTTAATTCTCTGTAAATCGTAGCGAAGCACACGCCCAAACGGGAAGCAATGACGACGGGGCGTTCTCCCGCGGCGTACAGTTCTTCGATTTTCTTTCGATCCTCAAAGGTTAAGTATTTGTATTCGTTCATCGCTCGTTCCTTTCGGCTTCCGTTGCCAAGTATTCTTCAATTCGTTTCTTTTCGTCCCCGTGCGGGCAATGCGCGCAATCCTCAATTTCGCAAGTCTTGCAATGCTTCGCGCGGAAAGCGTCGTCCCACGGGCCTTCAAGCACGGGAAGTTCGCAAAGGAATTCTGCCAACGCCTGCGGGGTCTTCGTGATTTTTTCAAAGTTGTTCATACTTTGCCTCCCAAATAAAAAATAAATGCGATCGGATTTGCCCGAAAATCGGGTCAAAAACCTTTCGCATTTATTGTATTATTTTTTA